GCGGTCAATGGTACAACTTCATCAAGAAGAAGCAGCCACCCGAACCCGCAAGCTGAAAGTGCAAAACGCAGACCCTTTGCGCTTTGCACTTTCGCACTTTCACGATAATTTGCGTCAATAACTCAAAAAAGCACTTGACAAAACGCTTCATGGGGAACTGCCAAAGACATAGAGCCTTATGTCGATCCGGTATTTGAAAACAACGTGCTTTTAACGGCAACGGAGCGTTTTATGATGTCCGGCAGACCAAAGCAGCCGAAGTATGCAAGAAATAGAGTGTTCATGGTATTGAAAAAATGCTAATAACGGTGGAGAAAGAGATACTTTTTATACGTATATGAAGAAGTGTCGTATGTAAAATAGAAATCCAATAAATACGAAGTTCTGAGTTGTTGTATAAGATTAAGTCGTATGCGCTAACAGCGCATGTCCGGTTTGAATGAGGGATATGGGCAGTAATGCCCATATCTATTTAAGAAGGTAGTATAATACTAGATTATTAGGTAAAAGGGGATTAAGTGTAAAATAGCATGTGGGTATGTCGTTAAAAGTATATGCGAGATTTTGCATCTGTTATTTTGAAGAATATATCATTTGATTTTATAATAATTTATGATAAATTATAAAATGTATTGACAAATATTATAAGATATCATAAAATAACAATAACAAAACTCGTGAAGGAGGGGTGTGAAATGAATGAGTAAAGAAGAAATGTTTGTCAGGAGTGCTTATGAAAGAGGTTTTTTGTACTTTTCTGATCATGCGTATGAAAAAATGAGAAAACTTAAAATATCACAAGGTCAAGTTGTAGACTGTATAAAAAACGGTGTATTGGTGGAACAGCAAAGTGGATATGATAATGAAGATCCAAGGATGGTTTTTTATAATGGTCATGAGAATAGTTTTTATGTTGTTGTAACTGTAACGGCGATGGATCATTTAGTTATAACCGTTTGCCAAACAGATTTTACAAAATGGAAGAAAAAAGGAGATGGAATAGAGCGTATTAAGTAGGACTTGACTTAAATTGAAAGGAGGTGTGTACAGCTTCTATATAAATTATAGAGGCTGTGCTTATTAAATAAATGAATAAAATATGTTATAAATGCCATGGAAATATGATAGAACGAGAAATAGAAATCACATCGGGCTGGGGGGAATATGAATTAGCAATAAAAGGAGTAAGGGCGTTTGTATGTGAGGAATGTGGAGCAATTTCTTTACGAGCAGAAGAAGCGAAAATGATGGAAGATATCTCAAGAGGTTTTGCAGAAAGACCAGAAGATGAAAGACCAGATTACTTGAATGTGGAAGAAACAGCAGATTTATTAAGAGTTTCTACTCAAACGGTTTATAATATGATTAAAAGCGGGCGATTAAAGGGAACAAAATTTGGAAGAGAATGGAGATTTCTAAGAAAAAATCTTGAGAGTTTAATTCAACCTGACCAAGCAATTACTGTTCGGAATACATCTGCTCAAAATTATGAGAAAGATAGTGCAATCTTAGATGCAATTCGAAAGAAGAGAAATGTTCATGAATAAAATTCAAGCTTTAGCGAATGAAATGAAACAATTTTTTTCACCTCAAACAGTTACAAATGTATATAGTATATGTGAGCAATTAGAAATTGAAATTGTGGAAGCTCTTATACAAGCCGATGCATATTTTGAATGTGAAAATGGAAATAGAAAGGAGATATTTATGTCGAAGATACCAACATATACGGAAAAGGCGATTAAGAAGTATGACGCTAAATTTGATAGAGTCTCTATATTGCTACCTAAAGGCACTAAGGAACGAATTAAAGCACTCGCAGGTAAATCCGTAAGCTCGTTTGTCTCACAAGCCGTAACAGCCGAATTAGACCGCATAGAGAGCCATTCTTAGAAAATAGCATGGCAATAATTAGAGAAGAACATGGAAATGCTCTTCTCTTTTTTTATGCCACAATTTAGACATAAGGAGATGATGTTATGTTTGACGATGAAGTAAGAGAACAAATATTCGCAAAAAGAGAGTTACAGAAAATCGACCTAATGACATTATCCCTTGTCATTAAAGCGATAGAGGAAGTTTTGGAGGAAAACAAAGATGAACATGCCGTATCAGCAACCAATGATGAATTATACACCTAATTATGGAGCATATCAGTACAACCCAATGGCAAACTATCAGAGATACCAACAGCCTGAACCGACACAAGGCATAAGTGGCAGAGTGGTACAGGCAGTTGAGACCATTAATCCCAACGAGGTGCCAATGGATGGCAGTGTAGCATTTTTTCCAAAACAGGATTTAACGGAGATATATGCTAAGAGCTGGAATGCTGACGGAACAATACGCACATTGACTTTTAAACCGGTTTTGAATGATAAGACAGATATTTTATCGGGTGACACGGAAAAGCTTGAATTTGACCTATCAGAGAAAGCTACAGAGGACATTATGGCAAAGCTCAACGAACTGTCTGAGAAAATTGAGCAATTATCTTTAGGGGCGCAAAGAAAAACTTCACGAGTGCAAAACAAGGAGAGTGAAAAAGCATGAATGTAATGGGAATGGTACAACAGATGATGAGCAATAGCCAAGTAATGAGCAATCCAATGATTAAGAATGCAATGAGCATGGCTCAAAGCGGAAACAGCAAGGGAATTGAGCAAATGGCAAGAAACCTATGCAAAGAAAAAGGCATTAATCCTGATGATGTAATGAATCAGATTAAAGGTAATTTTGGAATATAGCATATGAGAGAACGTGCGCACGGCTCTTTATGAAATAAATTTTGGAGGTAAAACAGATGTTCAACACAGGAAATTGTCCAAGCGTACCCATCGTGGCGAATTTGGACGGAAACAACGGAAATAACTGGAATGACGGCTCATGGCTTTGGTTCCTTATCGTAGTTTTTGCGATATTTGGAGGCTGGGGTAACGGCTTTGGTGGTTTCGGTGGCACTAATGGTGGTGTCGGAAGCGAAATTCAGAGAGGTTTTGACAATCAGGCGGTTATCAGCAAGTTAGACGGCATTTCTAACGGACTTTGTGACGGCTTTTATGCCATGAACAACAGTATGCTCACAGGTTTTAATGGTATTAACACAAATATCATGCAGACCGGCTACGGCATACAACAGGCAGTAAACGCTGATACAGTTGCTAATATGCAGAATACCAATGCTTTACAGTCACAGCTTGCTAACTGCTGCTGCGAGACGAGAGAAGCCATCCAAGGTGTAAACTACAATATGGCAACTAACACTTGTGCTTTACAGAACACAATGAACAATAATACAAGAGATATTATTGACAGCCAGAATGCCGGCTTTAGAAGCATATTAGACTACTTATGCCAGGATAAGATAGCAACACTTACAGCAGAGAACAATGATTTACGCAGAGCCGCTTCACAGGATAGGCAGAACGCACTTCTGACTAGTACAATGGCAGCACAGACAAATCAGATTATCAATGCCGTAAACCCGGCACCAATCCCGGCATACACAGTACCTAATCCAAATGCGTACCATGGCTGTGGTTGCAATACCGGCTGTAATTGCTAAAACTGAATAATTGAGTATCTTAATTGAGTTTAACTCAACCTAAACCGATTAAAAACCATTTTTAGTCGAGGATTAGTCCAAGTTTAGTCAAGAGTTAGTCGAGATTATGTCTGCTAAGCAGTATTACTTATAACCCAAGGGCAGACTATAATGTTTGCCCTTATTTTGTGAAAGAGAGGATTTTATTATGGCTGAATTTTCAAATGTTGCAACACAGACAGTTGCAGTAAACGGAAATGTATTATTTACAGATGCGCCAACGTCTGTATGCAATAAAGGATATATTTCACACAGAACAGGAAGCGGATTAATTAACCTTAAAGGCGCTACCAACACTTGCAAAGCAAAGTACAGAGTAGAATTTAACGGAAATATTGCAGTTCCCACAGGCGGAACCGCAGGAGCAATTTCATTAGCTATTGCTGTCGAGGGCGAGCCGGACTTATCTACACTGGCAATCTCTACACCAACAGCAGTTGAAGCATTTAACAATGTGTCTATGGCAACAGATGTATGGCTTCCTTGCGGATGCTGTCAGGCAATTTCTGTCAAGAATACATCTGCACAGGCTATCAGTGTTGCAAATGCTAACATCACAGTAAATCGAATTGGTTAGGGGGGCGAGAGTATGCACGTTGAAAGAATACACAAAATGCAGGAGTGTCTTACAGAGAAAGCTGTCAACGAGCTTGAAAAGGGCGTTGAGAATGTTGACACTTCCGAGATGGGACAGGTCGTAGATATGATAAAAGACCTTGCAGAAGCTGAGTATCATTCAATAATTTCCAAGGCTATGAAAAAGGCTGATGAAGAGGAAGAAGAGTACGACAAAGAACTCCTAAGAAGCCTTAAGGCAGAATATGGCGAAGAAAGTGGTAGAAGATATTACGACCAATATCGCTATGCAAATGGCAGATTTGCTCCTAAAGGTCGTGGAACACGTAGGGGATATGAAGAGCCGCCATATTATCACATGCCGGTAAACTACAACGACATGGAGTATATGCGTGACATGGATAAGAGCCGAGGTAAGATGTACTACTCTGAACCAATTGCACCACATGTGAGTGAAAGCAATTATGACAGAGCAAAGAGACATTATACCGAGACAAAGGAAATGCACAAAGGAGCTTCAACAGAGGACAAAGAGCATAAAATGAAAGCTCTTGACATGTATATCCGTGAATTGAGCGGAGATATATCGGAGCTTTTAAATGACATGACACCCGATGAACGCAACCTTTTGCGCACCAAGATGAGCAATCTTGCATCAAAACTGTAATTATTAAGGCTATGGGTAGTAATGCTCATAGCCATTTTTAGAGGGTATAAGCATGGATATAAGAGTTAATGATACATTGTGGCACATACAATTCAAAAAGCCCACATCAAGCGAATTAAGGCGGTCTGACGGCACAATAAGTTTAGGAGTGACTGATAATACAACTAAGACAGTAACAATAGCTGATAATGTGTCTGATTACATGGCCGACAAGATACTATGCCACGAGCTAGTGCATGTGTACTCGTTCTCATACGGCTGTGACATTGACATAGAAACAGAGGAAATAATCGCAGACTTTATGAGCTTGTATGGACGGAATATTGTATACACGGCTGACAGAATATTTGATTTATTGGAGCAAAAATATGGATAAAATAGACAGACTATTAGAATACATACACCGGACTAATCCGGAAATGACACGGCAGAAATTGATTGAAGAACTAGGAGAGAGTGACTACAGTGCCAAGAGCATTTATTTTTTGGCAATTCAAAATTCAAAAAAATCCTAAAATATTTTGATACCCCCCTACCTTTGACTTTTTTGATTTCAAAAATCCGTTCGCAAAATTTTACAAAAACTTGTCGAGAACTTGCAAAGAACTCGCACCACACTTTAATTGAGTGAAGTTTTCTGAAAATTCAAACATTTTCCATGAGTTGGTGTGCCTGACTTGTTAGATATTGCACCCGGCACAACTTGCCACGGCTTGACGGCTCGCAATGCTATAATTATATTTTTAGACATTGTAAACGGCTTGTTTTGTGGCGCATTTTAGCGCACTTGATAAAATCCACGCTAACACGCTTAAAAGCCCTTAAAACGTCAAATACACGGCTTAAATGTATATATCGTAAAATCATAGAATATTTTTATTAATTTGTCAATGTACATATGCCCCGGAACTATAGCCGGATAACTTGCGACAGTTTCAACGGCTGCACGCTTGATTTTAAGCACGACAAAAAGAGATATAAAATATCCCTAATGATAACGCGTGATATATTTTCCAGCCACGTAGTCACAAAACAGTGTGACCGGGTGAACGTGTGCATGTTTCTCTACAACTTGCAACCATTCACCGCCCCTTTGAACTGTGATTTTTAGTTCGTGTGACTCCATCCATTCTATACAATCGTACTTGATATAATCAAAGTCACTTATTTTTGGCATTTCATAGCCTAGCGCCTGAACGCGCTTATATATTTCTTTTTTCCCTAAATACTCATAATTAGACATAATACGCCCCCTATCTATAACAAGCCTTAATTATTGGGCTTATATAGTTTTTGTGATTCAGATAGTTAGTAAAAGCCGTCCGGCGGTATTCCTTGCCACTAATAAGCGCAGTAACATCGTCACACGCGCCCGACTCTGCGACAGCTCTAAAAATATCTGTTATTGCTTTACGTGTGGCGCGCTCGCTTGCCTGATAGCCTGATACATCCGCATATTTTCCATTGTAGCGTGCTCTTATTTCACGTTCTACAGCGTCAAGACTTTTTAGCTCGTTGTCCATTCATTAACCCTCTTTTCTGTTTTAGTGCGTGGTTTATAGGCTACTTTTTGACCTTTTCGCGGTTCATACGTGCGTTAATCTGTTTTTATTAGGTGGTAACGCAAAGCACCTATAAAGGGCGCACAACTATTTGTTCAGGCGTTGCACCTCTTGAGCCTGATATAAATATAAAGGCATTTATAAGACCTCTTGGCGCGATTATTTACCGGACGCGCGGACGGAGTGCAATATATACAGTTGTAAAGCCGTATAAAAGCACCTATGAAAAATATTGAATTGATTAATACAAGGCCTGAAAAGCCTTATATATAAAGCTAAATAGCCGGACTTGCACCGGCTGGAATACCTTTGTTAATTTGTATTGCTATTAGCTTGCGAATTATTCCAATATCATCCCTTATTGTTCAATGATTTCAAAGCATTTTTGTATCTCTTCTAGGCTGTGACAGCATTCCCCACCGGGATAACGATATATAGCCATATAATCGCCACCACCTAGAGGTTGCATATCTTTCAAATATGCTCTATATCCTCCATTACCTTTTATAATTTTGGGATATCCGTCTTTTATCATTTTCTCAATTCTTGTCATTTTCTTATTTCTCCTAATTAAATAAAAATTAAGTCGATAGTATCAGTTGAGTTATGCGACTTTTTGTTGAAATATGTAACTTACTAATTGCAATTTAATAAAAAAATAAAAACAAACCACCATACCCAATTACAAGGCATGACACAAAAAGCCCGAAAGCCTTTAAAAGCTCGATTAAATCTCTCATATTGCGCCCCCCTAACAATAACAAAAATCACCTTGTAGTCCGGTTGTAATAATCATTTTCCCATCCTTACGGCGGTAAACTACACCGCAACCGCCATCACGCAAAGACCATACAAGCCAGCCAGCCGGAGTTATTTTTTCATGCTTCTTATAATCATAAAAAGCATAATGCGGTTTTATTCCGCTTTTTTCCTGTTCAAGCGCATTGTTTATAATTTCATCGTCCGTTAATAACAATGCTTTTCCGTTTTTCTGTCGTCCGCAATATCTCGTTTTTACGCCCTTTCTGGTCTGCCATCATCAGCACCGGGAGACCG